GATGAGTCTGCAAAGACTGTAATTCTGAACATCGTTTCGGAAGGTCTGGTAGACACACAAAAAGACAAGTTGGCATCTCTAGCAGAAGGCGTAGAGTTTGAGTCGGAAGAGAAGTTTGCAGAGAAGGTTAAGACCCTCCGCGAATCATACTTCCCAGCAAACCCTGCAACACCTGCAGCAGAAGCTACTGATGAAGCACCAGTTGAAGGTGGAGAAGTAACCCCAGCAATGGCGGCATACCTCAACGCTATTAGTCGCTGGAACTCATAATAATTTAACTCCCTAATCCAACAAAGAAAATGTTTAACGCAGAACATCTTCAGGAAAAGTGGGCACCTGTTCTTGGTCACGAAGGCTCCTCGCCTATCGATAACCGTTACAAGAAAGCTGTCACCTCCGTCCTCCTGGAGAACCAAGAAAGATTCATGCGCGAAGAGCGCGGTATGCTAAACGAAGTTGCAGTTAACAGCCTAGGTGCTGGTACTGTTTCTCCTGCTGGCAGCGCACTCGGCAACGCTAACACCGCTGGTCTTGCAGGTTTCGACCCTGTACTCATCAGCCTCGTCCGTCGTGCAATGCCTAACCTAATGGCATATGACGTTTGTGGCGTCCAACCAATGAGCGGTCCTACTGGACTAATCTTCGCAATGCGCTCCCGCTACGAGAACCAAGGCGGCGAAGAGGCATTGTTCAACGAGCCTGACAGTGCATTCTCCACAGCACACGACGCTACAGTAGGTGCTTATACACCTAGAACTGGCGCTGGTGTCGGTGGCGATTCCGAAGGCAACAACCCTGCACTCCTTAACGACTCCTCACCTGGAACCTACGAAGTAGGTCGTGGCATGAGCCGTGAGAACTTGGAGAAGATGGGCGAAGCTTCCCGTCTGTTCCGTGAGATGTCCTTCAGCATTGAGAAGACTTCTGTGACTGCAAAGTCCAGAGCTCTCAAAGCAGAGTACACCTTGGAACTGGCACAAGACCTCAAGGCGATCCACGGTCTAGATGCAGAGCAAGAACTTGCTAACATCTTGTCTAGTGAAGTCCTTGCAGAGATCAACCGCGAAGTCGTTCGTACTGTATATCAGGTTGCTAAAGTTGGTGCTCAAAACAACGTAGCAAACGCTGGTATCTTCGACCTCGACGTTGACTCCAACGGCAGATGGTCTGTTGAGAAATTCAAGGGTCTTCTCTTCCAAATCGAGCGTGATGCTAACGCAATCGCACAAGAGACTCGTAGAGGAAAGGGCAACTTCTTGATCTGTTCTGCTGATGTTGCTTCGGCACTCGCAATGGCAGGCGTTCTTGACTACAGCAGCGGTCTAACTGGTGCTGGTGGTCCTTCCATCGGTGATGTTGATGACACTGGCAACCTTTCGGTTGGTACAATCAACGGTCGCATCAAGGTCTACGTCGATCCTTATGCTGCTAACCTTTCCGACAAGCACTACTACGTCATCGGATACAAAGGTACATCACCTTATGACGCAGGACTATTCTACTGTCCTTACGTTCCCCTCCAGATGGTTCGCTCGATCGACCCCGAGACCTTCCAACCAAAGATTGGTTTCAAGACTCGCTACGGCATGGTCAGCAACCCCTTCGTCACCACCAACGGTGCATACAACGGCACCCCCGATGGCGAAACCCTCTCGGCAAACGCCAACATGTACTACAGAAGAGTACAAGTTATCAACCTCATGTGATTCATCACCCAGGTTTCTTACAGACCTCCCAGCAATGGGGGGTCTTTTTTTGTCTAAATAATTAAAGACTATACCATGGGGTTATTATGCCATCCCTAGATGAGGCAGCTGCGAAAAGAGAACAAGCAGCAACACAAAAAGAAAAAATTAAATCAGAAAAAACAGAACCTGTTATCCAGCAGGCACCAAGCAAGTCACCAGTCAAAACGATTGCGTTAACACTAGGTGGTCTCTTTGCCTTGGCACATATCGGTTTGTTGGGTTATGTGTTTAATAGACCAGAGCAACAACAGGTTCCCCAAGTACCTACAATCAATATCCCCCGTGGAGATTATTCTTCATATCGAATCAAAGCAGGGAAAGATGGATACGAGATTGAGTATCGTGCAAACGATCCTGCTATTCTTGAGTCGCAAAAATCTTTATCATTGGATAAAGAAAAGAAAGGATTCTTTGGTGGTGGTGGCACCGAGAGACGCCGTGAGTGGCGTCAAGACCAATTCACTATGGAAGGCACACGCAACCTGGGAGGTGTTGGAGGAGACGGCGAGGGAAAGTTGACTGCAAAAGAAGAAGAGTGTTTAGTGGCGGACGCTGGCGCACGGTCACAAGGTGCAATGGCAGGTAGTGCTATCGCTGCTGGTGTTGCTGTTCCTGCTGCTATGAGCATACCCTATGTGGGTTGGTTGGCAGGTGGATGGGCTCTACTCCTCGGTCAAAAAGCAGGGTCCAGTCTAGGTTCTACCGTAGGTACAGTCTTCAATGACTGCTAAATAGTAGTGCTTGGGAAGTTGACATGTCTGCTGATTGGTACAAAAAATTACCTCAAAATAGAAACTTTCTAACACCCACAGGGTTTAAGTTTACCTTGGAAAGATTCGGTGGTGTAGATTTCTTTTGCCAATCAGCAAGCATTCCAGAAGTTAATATGCCAACCATTGAAGTGGCAACACCGTTTAGAGGTATACCCATTATTCCTGGTGGTGGTGTAGAATACGGTGATCTAACGGTTCGTTTTATTGTTGACGAAGATCTATCCAACTACATGACAGTATGGAACTGGATCAGAGACAATGGTAATGGGGAATCATTTGATGGAGAAGGAGAAGGATATTCCGATGGTATCTTACAGATATTAACGTCCAACTTCAATCCAAAATTTAGTGTAAGGTTTGAAAGATTAATGCCAGTGCAACTCACTAGTATTCCATTTGATTTTTCAGTGGGAGAAGTCGAGTTCTTTACAGCTAACGTTACTTTCAAGTACACACGTTATACAATATGTGATTTAGGATTGCAACCTCTATGAATTTTAGTTCATTACATCAACGCTTCCAAAAAATTAAGGAAGAGTGGAACAAAGATACACAAATCGATTTTCAATTTAAGAACAAACAATACTCCGAAGATCTAGCACGGCTTGCGTTGGAGATTCCTTTCCAGCACAACAAATATTTAAATCATTACACAGATCTTTCTCAAATTAAAACCTCATTAGAATTTGAGTATCGAAGACTGTTAAGAGATAAAAGAGAATACTACGGTGGCGAAGCAGATGCAAAAACATATGCCGAGAAACCTTTTGGCAACAGTATTAAAACTGCAGAGAAGATGAAAGTCTACTTGGAGTCAGATGACGAACTTATCAACACAGAAGCAAAGGTAAAGTACATCGACCAGATGCTTTACTTTCTCGATCATGTGATGAAACAAGTTTCTAATCGTGGGTTCCAAATCAAGAGTGCTATTGAATGGGAAAAATTTATTAATGGAAACTAATGTCACATCTAGTTGTCAAGAAAAAGAATGAGGTCTATCTACAGATCTCATCAGAGCCTCACGTTCATCGTGAGTTGGCAGACTACTTCTCCTTTGAGTTACCAGAGGCAAAGTTTCTAAAACGCCAACCAAGATTTAGATATTGGGATGGTATGATCCATCTGTATTCTCCTGGTACAGGTGAACTGTATCATGGTCTCTTACCTCACTTGAAAGAGTGGTGTAGAGAAAGAGAGTATGGTATTAAATTCGAGAACAATGATTGGTACGGGGAAGTAGAGGTAAGTAACGATTTCGTTTCTCCACCTGCTGTTGCAGATTGGATGAAACATATCTGTAAGTACAAACCAAGAGACTACCAGTACATGACTGTGTATAAGGCTCTCAAAAATAACAGAGGTTTGTTCCTGTCTCCAACAGGATCTGGCAAATCCCTTATGATTTATTCTATCGTTCGCTACTACGTAGCGTCAGAAAAAAAGATTCTACTGATCGTTCCTACGACATCATTGGTAGAACAAATGATAAAGGATTTCAAAGACTATGGATGGAATGCAGATGAGTTCTGTCACACCATATATTCAGGCAAAGATAAGAATACTGACAAACCAGTTGTCATCTCAACATGGCAGTCAATCTACAAGTTTCCGAAAAGATACTTTGATGACATTGATTGTGTTATCGGAGATGAAGCACACCTATTTAAGGCGAAGTCCCTCACAGGTATCCTCACCAAGCTCCACAACGCGAAGTATCGCTTCGGGTTCACGGGTACACTTGACGGTAGCAAGACTCATAAGTGGGTCTTGGAAGGATTGTTTGGTGCATGTGAACAGGTTACGAAGACGGATTCTCTTATTAAGAAAGGGTTCCTTTCTAACTTAAGAATTAAAATCCTAGTCTGTAAACATGACTACAAATACTTCGCTGACTTTCATGAGGAAATGGAGTACATTGTAACACATGAAAAGCGAAACAACTTAATTAAAAATATTGTTAACGACATTGAAGGCAACACACTAGTGTTGTTTAACTATGTGGAAAAGCATGGCGAACCTTTGTATGAGTTAATAAATAATTACATCAGTGACGACAGAAAAGTATTCTTCGTCCATGGTGGCACTGATACCGAGGATAGGGAACAAGTAAGAGCAATCACAGAATGCGAATCTAACGCTGTCATTATCGCATCTTACGGTACGTTTTCCACAGGCATCAATATTAAAAAATTACATAACATCGTATTTGCTTCTCCCTCCAAATCCCGAGTTAGAAATCTACAATCTATTGGTAGAGTTCTACGTAAAGGAGATGGAAAAGATATTGCTACCTTGTATGATATCGCTGATGATATCTCTGGGCGTAACTATAACTATACTTTAAAACATCTTATTGAAAGGATTGCAATATATCAAGAAGAGAACTTTAAGTACGAAACTATAAACATAGACTTAAGGTAAAGAATGGAAGAAGAATTTTATGCAACGTTAAAACTAACATCAAATGAGGAACTACTTGCTAAAGTATGTTACTTGACTGAAGAAGAATGTTTACTTGTGGAAAAACCCTTGTTGGTTATTCGTGCCACTCAAAAGAAAAGTGGTAGGCTTGTGGAAGGATTCTCATTAAGTGACTGGGTAATGTCTTCTTATGAAGAACTATACGTTATAAAGATGGAACAAGTAGTAACCATTACTGAAATGGATAAGAAGATAAAAGGATTCTATACCAATCACTTATCTAGAGAAGATGATGATACACCTACAGATAAGATGTCAAAAGAAATGGGGTATCTAGGATCAGTAACAGATCAAAAAAGTAAATTAGAAGATCTCTTTAATAAAAGCTAGTATGTCTCTTGAACCCTTAACAGAGTTATTCTATAGGTGTTAGGTGTATTTGTCAAGCCCCTGTGGAAAACTATTGACTTGACACCATGACAGAATTGTAGTATACTGTATAAAGCAAACAGAACATTATGGTAAGAAAACCAAAAACGGAATACTATGTAAATAACAAAGAGTTTTTGGAAGCCCTTGTTGCCTATAAGTTCCGTGTGAATAGAGCAAAGGATGCTGGAGAAAGCAGACCTATTGTTCCTAACTATGTTGGTGAGTGTTTCCTTAAGATCGCCACACACCTATCATACAAACCTAATTTTGTCAACTACATGTTCCGTGAGGACATGATCTGTGATGGCATTGAGAACTGCCTGCAGTACATTGACAACTTTAATCCAGAGAAGTCTTCTAACCCGTTTGCTTACTTCACTCAAATTATCTATTATGCTTTCCTTCGTAGGATTCAAAAAGAGAAGCGTCAACTAGAGATCAAGAGTAAGATCCTAGAGAAGTCTGGTCACCAAGAGATCATGCATACTGACACGTATGATGGAGATATGGCTGGTATGAATGCTTCTTACTCTGACATGGGTAGTATTAAAGAAAACATTGAGACGAGAATGAACCGATGACAGTAGCACTTATTACAGATCAGCATTTAGATGGTCGTAAAGGTTCTCTGGTATTTTGGAATTACTTTCGTAAGTTCTATGATGATGTTTTCTTTCCTACGTTAGAGAAGAAAGGTATCACGGAGATCATTGACCTTGGTGATACGTTTGATAACCGTAAAGGCATTGACTTCAATGTCTGGAATAGAATCCGTGCGTCTTACTTTGATCGCTTGAGCGATATGGGTATCACAGTGCATACTATTCTTGGTAATCACTGTGTCTACTACAAGAATACAAACGCTATCAACTCTCCTGATCTGTTGCTAGGTGACTATGATAATATTCGTGTCTACGATGAGACTTGTACTGTTACTATTGAGGGTACGAAAATTTGTTTTGTCCCTTGGATCAATAGGGAGAACGAAGAAGCGACAATGGAGCATCTCAAAAATACAGATGCAGAAATAGTCATGGGACATCTTGAGCTTGATGGGTTTGAAATGACTCCAGGCATGAAGATGGAGCATGGCATGGATCCCAAGATCTATAAGAATTTTAAGCAGGTCTATTCGGGACATTTCCATCACAAGTCAAGCAAGGGTAACATTACATACCTTGGTAATCCTTACCAGATGTTCTGGAATGACTACGCTGACACTAGAGGGTTTCATCTTTACGAACCAGCATCTAATAAACTGCGTATGGTAAAAAATCCTTATGACATCTTTAAAAAGATCTACTATAACGATGTAGATAAGGACATGGTTCTAGACTACACCCAGTTCAAGGATACTTTTATTAAAGTCATTGTTGAAGAGAGGCGTGACTATTACAAGTTTGAAAAAATGATTGACCAGTTGTATAACTTTGGCGCTCATGACATCAAAATTGTAGAGACTCTAGTTGATGAAGACAATGTAGAGGAACCAGACCTGGAAGTCAAAGACACATTGACACTACTCAATGAGTATATCGATGAGGTAGAGATGTCCGTAGAGAAGTCTGACCTGAAGAAACTTATGAGATCGCTATATATTGAGAGCTGCGAAATGGTTTGATGTCTTTCATCTTAACTCTCAAAGACATGCCAGAAGGAGTTTTTTCTGTTGTCGATAAAGACACAGGAGATCATGTCATTCCTATCTTTGATGATAGAGATGATTGTGAACGATATGCTGAACAACTATCCAGTTCGGAATCTCAACTGGACTTGCAGATGATTCAGATTGAAAAACAACTAATTGTTTTCGCTTGCGAGCAGCGAGAGCAAAGATATGCTATAATCACTATAGACGATTTCATTATACCACCTGACGACTTAACATGATTACGTTTGAAAAAGTTCGCTGGAAGAATTTTCTTTCTACTGGCAACACATATACTGAAGTCGATCTGACCGCTAGTAAGACTAACCTTATTATTGGTACGAACGGAGCTGGTAAGAGTACCATCTTGGATGCTCTTACCTTTTCTTTGTTTGGCAAACCTTTTCGTAAGGTCAACAAACCGATGCTGGTCAACAGTGTCAACGAAAAAGATTGCCTGGTTGAGATTGAATTTACTATAGGACCAAATAAATTTCTTGTTAAGCGTGGTATCAAACCAGGTGTGTTTGAGATTTGGCAAAATGGAGCTATGCTAGATCAATCTAGTAATGTCTCTGACTACCAGAAGCAACTGGAACAGAACATCCTGAAGATGAACTATAAGTCTTTCACACAAATTGTTGTGTTAGGTTCTTCCACGTTCGTTCCTTTCATGCGACTGCCTCTAGCACAGCGTAGAGAAATTATTGAAGACATCTTGGACATTCAGATCTTCTCTGTGATGAACACAGCACTGAAGGACAAGATGAAAACTTCTAACGAAGAGATGCGTGACGCTGACTACAGTGTTGATATGGCGGAGCAAAAGATTTCTATGCAACGTCAGATGATTGAACAATTGTCTACTCGTGACGAAGCAAATATCAAAGAGAAACAATCACGTATTGAAGAATTGTTGGTAGAAGAAGAAACCTGTCAGCAATCTATATCCACACTATGTGAAGAATCTAAAAGACTTTGTGAAGATATGAAAAGTCTTTCAGCAGCAAATAAAAAATTGATCACTTTAAATAACTTGAAAGGAAAACTAACAAACAAGTTTTCTACTTATAAGAAACAACATGAGTTTTTTGCTCACAACGATACATGTCCTACGTGTAGTCAATCAATCACACAGGAGTTGAAAGAACAAAAGACTAGTGAGATTACTTCAAAGTATAAAGAACTTGTCTCGGCAATTGAAGAAATTCATTCTAACATTGAAGACGAACAGGCAAGAGACCAGCAGCACACTGCAAAAAATCAAGAGGTGAATGGTATCCAACAGCAGATTGCTGGGCATAATGCTACTGTTAATCGTATCCATAAGAATGTCAAGCAACTTTTTCTGGATGTAGAAACATTACAAAATTGCAAGGATGATAAGTCTGAAGAGTATGAGAAGTTAAAATACTTGGAGAAAGAACATGATGATCTGAAAAAACAGATTGCTGTTGTCAAGAAAGAACGAAACACTTTACTTGCAGCTGGACAACTACTTAAAGATAATGGTATCAAAACCAGAATCATTA